CCTTTAATAGAGGTAGTGGATCTGATTATAGTAATATAGGTGGTTTTGCTGGCAATTCGTCTGATCGTATTACTATGTCAGCTCAGCCTGCCTCTGGTTTTCTTGCTAATGATTCTTATGTTGACTTGGATACTTCGAGCATTTTTACTATTAACAGCTTACGTACAGCTTTTCAGATGCAGAAGTTCTACGAACGCCTTGCTCGTGGCGGTAGTCGGTACACAGAAGTCTTACGCTCTTTCTTTGGCGTTGTTTCTCCTGATGCCAGGCTGCAGCGTCCTGAATTTTTAGGCTCGTTTACTAAGATGATGAACATTAATCCTATCGCTCAGACTTCTAGTACCAACGACACGACACCGCAAGGTAACCTTTCCGCTTCACGATACCATCCTCTATTGGGGCATAAGAGAGAAAAACAGCAACCTCGTCACCTATCATCTCCCTCGCCACCAACATTTCCGTAAACGAAGCATATTCATCCTCTACCGTCACTCTATCAAAGTAGGAAAGGAAGTCTTTATCTTCATCCCGAACGGTTATCGCAGCCGTACCCATCAATTCCGGAGCCCATTGAACGTACTGTGTATTCCTGTTCAGACCTGTTACAAGTGCTTTGGTTCTCCTCGGATTTACGAAGAAGTATCCAAAGCCGTGACAGTTCTGACAATCAGGTAACGGACTGCCCGAGTTTCCCTGACACGGACAGCGTATCGCCTTTTCACAGATTATATCATAACCGTGCGCCCAAATAACCGAGTTAAAGTCATTCGGGCGAAAACTCACTTGAGGCTGTCCATATAAGGACTGCTCGGGAGCCTCTGATATAGGTCTTCTTCCGTTCATGATGCGTATCTCCTTTCTAATAAAGTTTTAGAATTCCAAGGCTGAGGTTTACCCTTTAACGCTTTAGAAATCCTTTTCCGAGTTTCTTCCGAATGATGTTTCCCCAGCATTGGTTTTCTACCGACCCTTGCTTTCGACATTTTCTTTCGAGTTTCTTCAGAGTGTTTCTTTCCTATATGAGTGGCAAGCAACTTCTCTTTCAACCAATCAGGCATCGGAACCCCTTTGTTCCAAGGAGTTTTACCCTTGTGAAGTTCTGATATCTTTTGTCTAAATTCGTCAGCCACTTCCTTTCCCGTACCGTCACCGCCTGGAGTTGAATTATACCCACACTTATAGGAATTGAATCTACTTATGCAAGCCTTTTCAAACAAAGGAAGTCTTTCGATTGGAATACCACTCAATAAGCAATCAACGTGAAAATTCTGCGAACCATATTTTCTGATTGCCTTATGAAACTGAAAATTATCCTTCTCCGCTTCCGCAGCATAAATATGTTCATGAAATCTTCTATGAACCTTACGAACAGTTATACCAACGTAAACTTTATCGTTGATATCGTTATACACAATATACAAACTACCTGTCTTCATTTATACAACTACCATACGAATTTCATCATATACTAATTTCAATTTCTTCACAGAATCCGCAATCTCTTTTTGATATTGGATGATGCGTGCCCCATATCCTGCGTTGGTTGCTGATGATGTTGAACTAATTGATTGACTCAACCCGTCAACACCTATCGACTGGGCAGCGATACCCGCACCCAATATCAAGTCACCAGCAATTCCAAGTGGTCCGAACGTAGCCAATTTCCCCGTCAGATTGATTAAGTCCATAGGCATATGGTCGAGGTCAAAGCCTGTAATATACTGGAAGTCCCAATAATCCGGAATCATCCTGAAGTGCTGGCTTCCCAATTGGGTTGTCAGACCACTCAAGATGACCTCAGCATTGGCAGTAGCAACAGCCGAACCCGTGGGAACGATTGAAACTCTTCGCTTATATAGACCATAACTGTTCTGGTGAGTTGTCAGCCATTGTGTCGGATAGGAGATTTGCTCAAGATTGTTGAACCGTCCCGTCAACGATATCGGTTTGTTGACGGGATAGTTCGTGAACAGAATAGGGAAACTCTGCCAATAGTCGGCTCGGTAAAATGTCAACTTCTCTTGGTCAATGAACTGGCGCATCAGTTTCAGGTTGAAGAAGTTCTCAACCTCTCTTTGAGCAGCCTGTATATAGAACCGCATACTTTCACTGCTGAAAGAAGTCCCGTCGCCTCCTTGTATGGTTATCCCGTACAGGTACAAAGAAAAAATCTCCGTAGGATTAAACATCATCCCCGTGTTCTTTCTATATTTCATTGTCAAAACAAGCTGTCCCATCTTAATTACTCTTTAGAGGATGCTACCAAAAATTCGATGATTTCAGCTTTCGTTTTCTCAGAAATAGCAGCCATGTCAAAGCCACTGTTTCAGAGTTAACAACTATATTAAAGAAGAAAAAGGACCTGATTCAGGTGTTGTAATGCAAAAAATTGCACACGACTTCACTGAGCTAGTGCTTTCTTATAAAGCTGCTACTTTAGTTAAGCTTACGTAAGGATTATCTAATGGATGTAAAAATCATTAGAGCAAAACAGGGGCTTCATGTCCCTGTAGATCCAGAGACAACAGAAGGCAGACTTCAAATGATAGCTACAGGGAAGATAGCTTTAATTCATAAGGATTTGAAATTACCAGATGGGTCATTTGAGTTGTTAGCAGATATTAAATCAAAAAAGTCATCTAAGTAATAAAGGGGGTCTGGTATGACTTGGGCTACAATACAAGATTTATATACCAGATTCGGCGATGAGTTCGTTGATAAGTTGGCAGATAGAAGAAAATGGGATGCAATTATACAAGCGTATGTTGCTGATCAATCAAAAACTAACCGTGACGAAGTTATTCAAACAGCTTTAGACGATGCTGGAGTTAAGTATCTAGGAAATTTATTTAAGCAATTTGGTGATTGGTCCTTAGCTTTGGCTGCTTATAACGCCGGACCTGGTAACGTTACAAAGTATGGTGGTATTCCTCCATTTCCAGAAACACAACAGTATGTAGCTAAAATTACACAGGATGTAGGTCTGACTACTGATGAAACTCCTACCGTTGGTAATTCCGAAGTTGGAACAGGTACAGTTGTTACTTTAGGTATGACATTAGCATTAGCAGTAATAGGGTGGTTAGTGGTAAGATCATGAAAAATTCTGGAATTATTGACTCACTTAAAGAAGCTATCGGGCTAAAGCAAGTTAGAGGAAAAAAGGTAACTGAATCTGATGCTAAGAAGTTAGCAGAATCTTTTCATGGTAGAAAGTCTAGAGGAAAGATTGAGATAGCGGAAAGATTAAAATACCGGAATAATCTAGCTATCTTAGGGGAACTAGAAGAATTAGGTATTCAAGTACCCGGAAAAGATAGAATTAAGCCCATTCGTTTTTCTACTAACATTGGAAATAGTAGATCAGATTTAGATGTTTGTGTCTATGTTTGTGCAGCTACAGAGTCTCAGATTGAATTTATTGATGGTGATCAGACATTAGAGTTTGATACAGCAGTTTGTAGAGAGTTACAGATAGATGAATCTGATTTAGAAAAGGATTTTGTTAGAGTAGGCGAAGTAGCAAGTATTGTGTACTTTGCAGACAAACATCATCTAGAAGGACCAAAATACCAAAAACAGGGAACTAGCTATGAACATATGTTTGGGGAAGAGGGAGGTAAGTTGCCTGAACTTTGGTATGATACTTTGAATGATTCGTTATTGTTACTAGGTGGGAGTTATAGTATAACTCCTGAAGGAATTAAAAATTAATTATAGAAAGGTGGTGATAAAGTGACAGGAAAAATTATCCCTGCAAGTGGAGTCATAATTGATAAAAAGCGGGGAAAGGTTCATATTATCAATCCTGGTAAGATTAGAAATATAGCTCAAGGATTTTTTGATCAAAGTGGAGTTTTTCATCCTATTAGAGCTAGTGGTGATTATGACTCAAGTAGAGTAGGGGAAAGTAAGAAAAAGAAGAAACCTACTAAGAAGAAAACTAAGGCTATTAAGAAATCGTCTAAAAAGAAAGTAACAAAGAAGAAAGTTACTAAAAAGAAAGGACGGTGATCTATATCTAAACCTGTTGAGAATTTAGTAGAAAGGAGAATGTAACTAAAACTATGGCAAGTTTTATGAAAGCAAGGACTTTAGTTAATCCTGGTATGACATATGAAACTGCAAAAGCACGGTACGGGCATCTTAGTGATTGGAGAAAATACGTAGGAAAAAAATCTCCAAAAAAGAAACGTAAGCTAAGTCCATTGCAGAAGTTGTTTTTTGGAAGTAAGAGACAAAGAACTGCGGCTAAGGCTAGTAAGAAGAGAAGTAACCCTAGTATTCGTGAATCAAAAAAGAAATGGCTTAAATCAGGTGATGAATCACATAAGAAGTTAATGGGGTCACTTTATAAATTTCATGCTAGACGTTCTAAAGCAGATAGAAAAGGTAAAGGAAAAGAGTGGGCAGAGAAATATTATAGTAAGAAGCGTAATCCAAGCCGCATAATGACTATTAGTTTGAATAATCCAGGTACAAAAAGAAAGAAGGGAACTACACAAATGGCAAAGACTCGTAAACGTCGTTATACTCGTCGTAAGAAGCATAGTTCTTATCATCGTCGTCAGAGGAATCCTGTGAGTTATCGTAAGCATACTCGACGAGTTTACCATCGTCGGAGTAATCGTCGTAATCCGAGTAAAGCATCAGTTATGAGTGGTGTAGGCAAGTTTGGTGGAGTGTTGGGGGGTGCGGCGCTTACTCATCTAGTTAATGGTATGCTTCCCGCCACGCTAACTACTGGTGTGATTGGGTATGTTACTACTGCATTGGTTGCAACTATGCAGGGTAAACTTGTGGGCAGTTTGCTTAAGAAACCTGCACTGGGTAAGGCCATGACTACTGGTGGATATTTTTATTTGGGGTTGAAAGTCATTGCCGATTTCTTCCCAAGTGTCGGGCAATATCTGCCGTTTGGCTTGAAGGGAATGGGAATTATTACACCTAGTAATTTCTACGTACCTCAAGTTCCGGTTAATGGCAGTATGGCTAGTTTTGTTGCTCCTGCCGCTTTGCCCGCTGCTATTCCGGTAGCTGCTGGTATGCGAGGGATTAACCCTACTAATATGCTGTCTGCTACTCGTCGTACTGGTAGGATGCGGTAAAACGTTAGATAAAAAGAGGGAGTAATAAAAAGTTTATTCCCTCACAACTTTTAAATGGAGAAAAAGGATAATATGACTTTCATTGATAAACTTCGTAATGCTCGGGCTAATGCTCCTGGTGGTAATATCACTCTAGTTAGCAAGTTTTCTGATTCGTATGGGAAGGATAGTTTTCTTGCGGCAATGCGCAAACGTGCATTTGCTAAGAATCCTATCATGCCGAATACGGCAGATATTGTTAATTGGGTGGTTTATGACACTTACAAGGTAGCTGCTGGTGCTAGTGTTGGAGCTAGTTTTAACTTCTACACACAGCCTATTGGCACTAACAGTAAGACTAAGATGGATACCAATCTTGAACAGGTTCAGCGATTGCCTGATCCTCAGTTCATGAATGTTATCGCTCTTGGCTTGCAATTTGGACCTGAAGTTATTTTGGCTGATATTATTAAAGTTGTTAACAACTATTACGTCGAACTGTGGGTTGGTAACAAGGTTTATACTGAAGGTAGGTTTGAGGTATTCCCGAGTGGTACTGGGATTACTGGTAGTGTGGCTGCTGCTACTACTGTTGCTGCTACTACTATTAACTCGAATGTACTGAACAATGGTAGACCCGGTTGGGATAACTTGTTTGACCTTCGTTTGCCTGCGGGTATTGGATTGGGTACTCAAGTTAATCCTGCTACTGGTGAACGGGTTCAGGCTATCTCTGATGGTTTGACTGGTGTTACTATCTTGCAGGGACAGCAGTTTAAGGTAGTTGCTACCGCTCCTGGTGGTGCCCAAACTGCTACTGCTGGTGGTTCTGGTGGTGCGGGTATTAGTATTGTTTGTCAGTTGTACGGCATTCTTAGCCGTGGTGTTCAGTAGAAGTTAGTAACTAATAGGGCTATGCTTTACTAAAAGGCATAGCCCTAGTATATTTAGAAGGGAAACCCTATGAATACATTTGGTACTGTAACGATTAATGGTAAAACGTATTTAAAGCGCCCGAGAGAGTATAGTTATCTTCTATCTGGTGTCTCTAGCAATGGAAGTTATGTTAACACAGGAGTTAGACTTGTACTTCCTGGGGTAGCAGATTTCATGCTTATGTATCTTAAACGAGATACTCTTGTAGCAGGTGTTTCCACTGCTAGACGTTTTCTTGCTAGGTTTGGTAACTCTGATGGGAATACGTGGTATCAACAAGGAGGACTTGGGGGTTCTACAGATAGAGTTATTGATACTTGTCTTTTTGGTAATGGCCAATTTCCTTATGCTTTGCAAGCACCTATTATTTTTGGTGCATCGGCTAATATTATGCTTGAAGTTCAAGATATCAGCAATCAAGGTGGAACTTATGATATCTACTTCAGCTTTGGCGGTATCGATCTACTTCCTAATGGATAACTAATTTATGAATCCTTCAATGGTGGAAGAGTATAATCCTTCAAGTTACGATGATAGTAGTTTAGGATTTCTAAATAACCTCCCTGCGTATAATACAGTTGAAGGTAATGATAGATTGTTAGATGTTAGCAGGGAGGCGTTTGAAAATGGGGGATATTATCCATTAATCATTTCATGGCCGCAGGCACAGGATATCTTGATTCCTGCTAGAAGTCAGAAATCAGGTGCTATTATTGTTCCAGCAGGAGCTATATTAGCTGCTATTACTGGGTGGAGTGATAATGGAGTTAGTCCTAATGTAACTGGTAATCAGTTTAGCTTTAGGTTATTCGACAATGCAACGGGAAATGATGTTTTTTATGGTACTTGGGGTTGGGCTAGTAATGTGGCACCTTCTTTGGAACCAAATTTACCATCATCCAATACACCTGATGTACAGGGACCATTATACTTTAGTGATCCTTATATCGTGCTTGCAGATAATTCTCTTCAAGCTACTATTATAAATGCAGCTACTACTGATAGTAACATGCAGGTTGCTTTACATTTTATTGTACCTATTCGAAGTACTATGGTTAGAGCTAGAGCGCTGATTCAGGGGGTAAGTTAATGC